TAACCTCATTATTCAAGCTTTCTATTTGTTCTATAAGTTCTTTATTACCTTTATCCAACCACCATTTTACGGCGGGTAAAATCACAACTGTTAATACTTGTGAGACTATAAATAAAATATTCTCAAACATTATGTCTCCTTTCTTTAAAATAAAGAGGGCTCAAAGCCCCCTTAAAAATTATCGTTTGTCTTCTTCAACTACTTCAGCTAATCCCATTTTGTCAAGTTCAGTTTTCACTAGTTCGCGAAGTTTTTTGTTCTTGATTTCTTCTAATGTCATTAGTCCATCAAGAATAGTTACTGCTAAATATTTAACTATCATAGTATTACCTCCTTTCATGATTTCTAAAAATATCAGGCTAGACAGCTGTAGCTTCTCGAGAACCGCTACTACTTTCTTTTTCATCTTCATCATCCTCCTTAGCTGGATAAGTGATATTTAAGTGTTTAGCTAAAAATTCTAGTTTACTATCAATATCTTCAAAATTAGATTCATATTCAAACTCTTTAACAACGCTTTGTGCTAACATCTTACGTGTTGTATCAAGTGTCGCTGTTGACTCTTTCAACGCTTTTTCCATTGCTGCGAATTTTTCGTTCTCAGCTTTATTTGGATATGTGTCTTCATAGAACTGATCAAGTGCCAGTTGTACTATTTCATCTTCTGACTTCGTTAAATGGTCACCTTTTAGCGTGGTTTCAATCACCGTTCCACCGCTAGTACTAAATATACTGACGATGGTTGTCAGCACTCCTCCGTTGCTGTCATAAGTGGCACGTGCATAGTTTTTTTTATAAGTTGCCATTGATTTTATCCTCCAGTTTTTGTAATCTTAATTTTAGGTTGTCGTTTTCTTTGGAAAGTTCCTGTACTGCTTTGATTAGGTAAGGAATAGTGTCGTAGTATTTAATTCTTAGATAATCGTTGTTAACTTTATCAATTTCATCTTTAATAACAAGGTTTTCATCTACAGCTTGAACCTGTTGAGCTATTGCTCCAATTTTTTCAAATTTGTTATCTTTTTTCCAGTTGAATTCAACTATTTCAATACTATTAAGCGTGTCTAATGCTTTAATTTTTGTTGGTTTGATATTAGTTTTTAAACGTTTGTCAGAAGATGAACTTCTTACGCTATCGATTTGATTCCACCACATTGCAGAGGTTGGTCCTACTTTACCGGTTGTAGCATATCCATATATATCTTGTCGACCTACATCAATTCCACCTGTTAAATACGCTCTTCTTTTTGCATACATATTTCCTGCGTTTGTCACATACCAAGCTCCATCACCTGCTCGACTCCAGTCATACCCCCAGTTAACCCAAAAGGCTGCACCTCCGTCACCGTTCGTTCCATCTGACATTCCGACATTAAAATGTGTAGTTCCAGTTATCCATTTCCCATATCCTACATAAGTATTTTTACCTATGTAGAAACTACCTATATTACCTGTGTATGCTTTTAACGTCCCACTGATATCAACCTTATCAGCGTTGATTTTAACCACACCTTGAGCAGGTCCTTCTCCTGTTGTCTCAACACTAGCATTAATAGCTGCTATTACGTTATCTTTACTAACTTTTAAATCTATTTCATCTTTAGTTTGTTTAATTGAGCTTTCAAGCTTACTTACTTCTTTGTTCTTAGCATAGCCTAAAGTAACGTCGTATATTTCAACGTTAGAAATATCGGGACTAGTTCCCGCAGCAATTCTCAAATACATTCTGTCAGCAGTTGTATTGTCATTGATAGTGAATGTAAATTCATTATCTTTAGTTTTAAAAACTTGAGTTAAGTTTTCTTGATTGTATCCCACACGGTTATATACATCCCATCTAGCACCATTAGAAAAATTAGAAGCATCAAATTTTACTAAATAAACATTCCCGTTAATTTTATTTTTATTTAAAATCAAATGAAGAAAACCTTTATCATCATGCCCATAATCACTATATAAGTTTTCTCGTTCATCATCTTTTTTAACCCTAAAATCACCCTTGTAAATTCTTACATTCTTGACTTTAGTGTTGGTTCCTAATGGGTATAGATTGATTCTAGTTTGATTAGTTGTGTATTTCACAACCCAGTAATTTAACCCGTTCTGAATTGTTTTTTTATCCCCACCATCACTCGCACTATAGATGTAAGCTTGTTGGTTAGCTGGAACGTTATCTAAATCAGCTAAAATCGTGTAAAACTCATTAGCTTGCAAGTTTTCTTTAGTATTAAAATATAAATCATTACCTGTTTTCTCAACATCTTCACTATTAAGGTTATTTTTGAAATAAGATTTAGAGAAGACTTTAGTATCAATCTCACCTACAACGGAAGTAAATCCTTCTAGTGTGCTTTCAAAAGTTTTGTATTTCTTAACAGTCTCATTAATCAACCTAACATCTGGCAAGTTGTCCAGCCTTGCGTTAGCAACTGTATTTAAATTTTTGTAAGTTACTAGAGCAATTAATTCTAACGCTATAGGATAAGGCTGTTCCTTGTTTCCCCAGCTTACGTTGGTTAAAAATCCTGTATTGTCGACTTTTGCATCCCAAAAATTACTCCACGTATTTTGAATACCACCCTTGAATTTTACCCGAGCATTAAATCCATCAGTTATCTTCTGGCCATCGTAAAACACATCTAAATAAGCTTTAACGTCGTTCGTTACGTTATTTAAGTAGCCACCTTCTAGCCTTAGGTTAGCTGTAAGTGTGTGACCATCTGTCCCGTTACGTCCATTCTCACCTTTAATCTTAACCCACTTATAACGACGATAATCGTTACTGTCATTAATTTCAAAATCAGTGTAAGTCCCGATGTATTCCTTACCAGTACTATTAGTGGTACTAAAATCACGTTCTCCTGTAGATGAATTAGCATAAGCCGTGTGTAAATAACTAGTTCTACCATCTGATCCTCGAGCACCTGGCACACCTTGTTGACCATCTTCACCCTTAATCTTACTCCAAGTGTAAGCTGACGGTGTTGTTGGAGCTGTTGCACTAGTACCGGTATAAATACCTATATACTTAAGGTTTGAGTTATCACTCATCGGTGACCCGTTGGCGTTGTCGCTATACTTACGGTAGATGTAACTACTTACGCCGTTACGTCCATCTTCACCTTTGATTTTTACCCATTTGTACTTTCTATAATCAGTACTATCGGCAATCTCAAAATCGCTGTATGTTCCTATATATAGTTTATCGCTACTGTTTGTCGTGCTAAAATCTCTTTCTCCAGTAGGACTGTTCGCATAAGCTGTGTGGAAATAAGGTGTACGACCGTCAGCACCTTTAGCTCCAGGTACACCGTTAGCACCGTCTTCACCTTTGATTTTTGACCATAAATAGCTACTTGCTGTTGTTGGTGGTGTCGGGCTTGTTCCAGTGTAAATTCCGATGTATTTTAGGTTGGAATTATCACTCATATTAGCACCGTTTGAAGAGTCGCTGTATTTTCTATGAATGTAATTACTTACACCGTCACGACCTCGTAAGTCTTCGTAAGCAGGTGACCAGTCTGTTGCAACTTCACCACGTTCTAATTTAATATTGTCGATGTAAAAATTGGCAAGTTGTTGCGGTTTGCAATGAATCATTAACCGGCACTTTCTCATATCGCTACCCACCGTGAACGTTTTCGAAACACGTTTATATTTCTTTAATTCAAGTCCTATTGTTGCTAGGTCTAATTGTTGCCACTCTTGTGCTTTAATCGTGTTATCTTCACCAATATAGTGAATACCTAAAAACAACGTTGAATAATTATTTAACGCGTCCTTTCCTAAGTCCATTGATAAGGTTATTTTTTCACCCTGTTTTGCTATAAAGTTAAACATAGACCCTAAACCTTTATCATTCCCGTTAGGTGTGCCCCAAAAGTGATATCCTCTACCAAAATGATAGATAGCGTGTCCTTTTTGCCAGTTTAAACCACTATTATTTAATCTAGCCATTTCCCAGTTTTCAAGCTCTTTTTCAAAATTCGAATTAGGTAATAGATTTTCATTAATCGACTTACCATCCACACCATCTCTACCATCTTCACCCTTCATTTTAAACCACTTATAAGCTGTCTTATCAGTCGGTTGTGCTGGAGATGTAGTCCTTGCAACTCCCATGTATTTCTTAGGTTCACGACCGAAATTACTACCATCAGCATTATCTGAATACACAATGTGAGTGTATTTATCATTTGCAATTGATGTTTGCTGTAAATCGAACCATTCAAAATCACTTGCTACTGGTTCACCCTCTTTAAACACGTAACCAAAATAACGATATTTATGATATTGTGCTGGTTCGTTAACAGGATAATCGCTATATCTCTTATCACCTTCATAAATCGTAAACCAGTCAATCTGAATTCCTGTCCAATCTTCATCTTCCGGAACTAACACAAACTTAAACAGAACGTCATCAACATCATTTGTGGTTGTGAATGTGATTGACTTAGTTTCTAATCCTCTGAATTCTAACTGACCCCAGCTGTATTCCTCACTAGTCTTATTATTTCTAAAATACACCCACAACTTATTACTGTTCCCCTTAGCTCTAGCTGTTAAGGTGTATTTAGTGTTAGGTTTAAAGCTTAAAAACATGTTAGCTTGCCATATATCGCTAATATCATTATCGTTGACAATATTCACACGTGGTCTATTTTTAGCGAACAACTTAGCGTTTTCATCTGGTTCAACTAGTGTAAAATCAGTACCGTTTAAGCTGTTAGAATAAGCCTTGTATAACTTACCGTCTACCTTAATCTTAGTCCAACTATACTCACTAGCGTTAGTAGGTGCTTGTTGTTTGTCACCTGTGTATATTCCTATATATTTAAGTGTTGAGTTGTCACTCATGTTACGACCTTCGGGGTGGTCGCTGTATTTCTTGTGAATATATGAATCAATCCCTTTTAATTGTGACTTCTTATTTTCAAATACCTTAGAGCTTTCTTGTTGTGTAATTTGTCTTATCCCGTCAGCATCAATAGTTAAATCGTTAACCAACTTTCTTACACCATCTTTAGTCACAAATTCTTTTGAAATGTTCGACTTAATGCTATCTTTTAGCTTAGTGAAGATATTCTGCGTTGTGACTTCACCATCTTCAAATTGTTGAGTGAATTTTTCATCACTTATAATTTGATTAATAAAAGCTTTGTCAATAAGTGCATTTTTGATATCAGCATAATTTAATTTTGCTTGAATTGCCTTAATTAATTCAGCCTCAGTGATTATGGTTTTTAATCGTCCTATATCTCCTTCTACTGCATCAAGTATCTTAGCTTTAACAACATCAGGAATAGTACCATCAGCTTCAAATAAGGCTTTTTTGACTTCTAAAGCACTCTTTGATTTTTCTTCTAATTCAACAAGTTTATCTTCAATACCTTTTCTATCAAGTTTCAGTAACTGTGCTAAATTCTTCTGAATTTTAAATGCATCAAGCATAGTTTCAGCTTTTTCATCTATAGCATTGTCAACCATGGTTGCTAGTGTAGTTCCTAAATTAGATTGAATTTTACCAAAGCCGATAGTTTTTAGCTTACGTCCCATAGGAGAGTAGGTATATTTTGTAATTTTCTTCTTAACATCTAGATTGAATTTCTCATGAAATATTGTCACGGTGTCGAATATCCCAACAGGTACATCTGGAATACCAACAACGTCAATTTCTATGCTTTCCTCAATCACATCACATAAGGTAGTTTTAAAGTATTGTTCACCGTATTTTCGCAGTGTTGCTTCATCTACTACATCTTGATCACTTACATCTAGATTTCCTTCGTAGATGTTCTTATATTTATTAATCAACGGACTATCTACAGTAACAGCAATTACTTTGTCTTTCTCACCCTCTTTTTGAGAGTTAATAGTTTTAGTAAAATGAATTCTTGTTCTTAAGTCTTTTATAGATTTCTTTTGTTGATAAGATTTTAGATTTTTTTTATACATGAATAAGGCTTCTTTGTTACTTCCACCGTTACTTAGTAATCTAATATCATACTTATCTCTGATTAAATCTCCACCCCATTGACCTATTATAGAGTGTTTATCCTTAAATAATGCATTTGCTACTGTCACATTCTTTAAATTCAAACTATGAGTGTTTGCTATATCAGAAGAGAATGTAAACTTGTGTTCACGAATAATGCTACTCACAAGACTTCTCATTACTCTATCTCCACTAGCATTATTTACACTTAATTCCGTGATAGAGTAATTATTTAACAATGTAGCTACCTGATTAGCATAAACAGTAATATAAGCGTGATGTTTTTCTACTTCAAAAATGATGAATTCCTGTTCTCCGTGTAAGTCATCAGCGAGTAATAGTGTTTCTTCCACTAACTCCTCCCACAATGGATTATTAGTAGGAAATTTGAAACTTAATTGATATTTACTGTTCCCTTCTTGTATTATTTCATCATTATAAGCAAAATTAAGAGGGGTTTTCCCCTCTTTCAAATAGATCATATTCTCCACCTCCAATTACCTTTTATTTTTATACTAGTAACATTTCCATTAGTTGCTACACCTTGTAATCCAGGTGGTATCTCGAAAAAACCACCCTTTTTACGAATTGAATTTTTCACAACGTTATTTTTGTCGTATACGTTTTGTTTTCTATGTCGACAATCAATGATAGCTTTACTATCTAAATTTAAAAACATAGACTGAACACCTATCGTTAAACTCACTTCTCCGCCACCTTCTATTTCAATGATAGGTTCTGAAAAAACATTACCAATGTTGTTAATAGTTCCTCTTGTCGTAAGCTTAGTCTCAGTATTTTCAGTAGTATATCTGAACGGATTAAATCTCAATTTAACGTTAACAATCCATCTTGACTTACCATTTTTGCTATAAGTAATATCAATCAAATCAGCATAGTATCTTGACAATTTCAAGTAGTCAAACTCTATTTCGTTGTCAAAATCATTGAATAAATTACTCAATTCAACAACTTTAGCAAAGTTAACAGCAGAGAATTTCAAGACACGTTCTTGACTCTTATAAGCACCGTCATGAACCACGTAAGTACCATTAGCACCGTATATTTCACTTTCTTCTGTTACACGTTTTTTTGCTACTTGAATCTCTCCGCCATCAACTAACACATAGTCTTTAGGGGGTAAAATTACATTGTTAATCTTAACCATTAAATTCCCTCCCTTCTAACAAAGGTCATTTGTCTATCGTATGAGTTTTTAGCCATTACTTCACCATCTAAATAAGTATTAAAATCTTTATTTGAAATTTCTTTCAACAAGTCTTGAACAATTTCTAATGCTTTAATCACATCATTATCCTTATCTCCCACAGAGAAGTCCGCTTTACTCATATCATCAATTTGTAAGTTTTTAGAAACATTCGCACCTACTTCAAAATCTGTCATTTCACTTGTGAATGCTTTGTTAATATCTCCAGCCATTCCACTAACTGTTTTTTTAACTGATTCAAACTTATCTGTAAGTCCTTCATCTAAACTTTCCATGATAGCAGTACCAGCAGGAATAAGTAATTTTCTATCGACTTCAATAGGTCCTTTATGGTCGCGAATCCATCCAGCAATATCTCCGACAAAACTTTTAATACTTCCCCAAACAGATTTCAATCCTCTAAAAAATCCATCCATGATAGCTTTTCCAGCACCCCATAAATCAATATTTCTTATTGAATCAAATATATTTCTTACTTTGTCTACTAAACTTTGAACACCATTTCTAAAAGTGTTCCAAGCGCTCTCCGCAGCATTAACAAGTCCCTGAATAATGCTAGTTACACTTGACTTAATAGAATTCCACGTGTTCACTGCTATGCTTTGCACAGTGTTTATTAACGTTGTAAAGAAAGATTTGAACCCTTCCCACAACGCTTTAATTCCGTTAACTAGTCCAGTTACAATTGTTGTCACCGCTGTTTTAAGTGTATTCCAAATAGTTGATGCTGTAGTTGATAAGAAATTCCAGATTTGTATTAACCCTGTTTTAAAGTCTTCCCAAGCTTGTTTTAATAAAGCTATAAAAGTAGTAACTATCGCCATTACAACAGTTTTTATACCTTCCCAAACCATTTGAATAGCGTTTTTTATCGCTTCCCAAATAAGCTGTAAGTCTTCTTTAAGTTTTGTGAAGTTCCCTGTTACTAAATCGATAACAATTAGCACCGCTCCCATCACAATAGCTTTGATAAATTCCCAAGCACCTTGAATTACCATTTTGACACCTTCCCAAACAGCTGTTAGTCCAGTTTTCAAGATTTCCCAACCATTTAAGAAAGCATCAATAAAAGGTTGAACAATGGCAGTAATAGATGTTGTAATGAAAGTCCAAGCTGTACTAGCTGTAGTTTGAATTCCAGTCCACAACGTAGAGAAGAATTCTGTTACACCTTGCCATAAGGCTTTTATTTCTTCTACAGCAACAGCCCAAACTGCTTGAATTCCTGTCCACAACATCGTTGCTCCTGTTGTAATTCCACTCCATATACCACTAAAGAATTCTACTACTCCATTCCATGCTTGTTTTATGAAACCAACAAATCCTTGCCATATAGCTTTCCCCGTTTCAGTCTTAGTGAAAAACCATACTAAAGCAGCGACTGCGGCTGTTATTCCAGCAACAAGTGCTGTCATTGGACTTAAAATCATAACAGCGTTAAATATTGCCATTGCAGTCCTTGCAGCAGTGATAGCTGTTTGAAAGCCGTTGATTAAAGCTGTAATAGGCCCGATTATACTCAATGCTATAAATCTACCTAAAATAGCACTTAATGCAATTTTCACCAGTCCTAAAGCTACCTCATTTTCTCTTAAGAATGATGTAAAATCTTTAATCCATTCTGATGCTTTTTTCACAACATCACTTAAAAGTTCAAATGCTAAACCTACACCACTAACACTACTTTCAGCTTCATTAATTCCCAATAGATCTCCGACAAATTCTCCTACAATTGCCGTTACATTTTTAATCGCTTCCCAAATATTTTGAAAAGCGGTTCTGATATTCTCAGCGATACTAGCGATAGAATCAGCTGTCCCCTCATTAATTCCTAATGCTTTCATCAAATCAATACCTTCTTGCTTAGAGATTGAACCTGTTAGCACATTCATAAATGATTCTACAGCACCTGAAACTTGCGTTAAATATCCTTGAATTTTATTTACCACTTCATCTCCAAACACTCCCCGTAACTGTTCAGCCAGTCCAGAGAATGCACCTATCACGAGAGTTGGTAAACCTTTTAAAATATTACCAACCATAGGTAGGAAGTTTCCTACAAGGAAAGTCATTGTAGTACTTGCTAATTGTTGTAAAGCTGGTTTAATATCATTTCCCAACGACAAATTGCCTAGCAAGTTCATAAATGCTGCTTTCATAGAAGCGAATGAACCCTGTAGCGTTGTTGATGCTTCTTTAGCAGTAGTACCTGTGATATCTAATTCCTTTTGAATTACGTGAATAGCTTCATACACATCTGATAGATTGTTAATATCATACTTAACACCTGTCAATTTCTGTGCATCAGCTAACAAACGTTGCATTTCTTGCTTAGTACCACCGTATCCTAGTTTTAAGTTATCCAGCATCGTATAGTTTTGTTTTGCGAATCCTTGATAAGCGTTTTGGATAAGCTCCATCGATGTACCCATCTTATTTGAGTTATCCGCCATATCAACCATGGCAGTATTTGCTACTTTAGCTGCTTTTGCTGTGTCTCCGCCTAAAGATTGAAGTAAACTGGCACTAAAACCTGTTACAGTCTCCATATAAGCGTTAGCAGATAATCCTGTAGTTTTGTAAGCTTCATTAGCATACTGCTTAACCATATTAGCGTTGTTTTTAAATAGTGTTTCCACACCACCTAAAGACTGTTGAAGTTTCCCACCTTCCATAAGTGAAGATGCAAATAACTTACCTATTCCAGCTGCAACTACCGCACTTTTAATTGTTGAAACTAGACTATTTCCAGCACTCTTTCCAGCACTTGAAACTTCTCCGTCTAATTCTTTTGATATCATTCCCGATATCCCTTTAGCGGAAGGCATAATTTGAACATACGCTTTACCTAAATTTGTTGCCATATTATCCTCCTTCCCTCAATATTTTATTTCTTACTCTTTCGAATTCCTCACCAGTTGTGAATACTAATTCTTCCTTAACCTTAACAGGTTTATTGATACTTTCAACAAGTGACGTAGGTTTATTTCTTCCCTTTTGACCGTCTTTTGTTTTCGTCCACACTAGTAGACTTAATTTGTCAACCGTAGAAGCTAATAACATGGTATCTAACTTTACTTTTTGGCCTGTCATTTTCATTTTGATTCTAGAATCTTCTCTCAAACCATTACAAAAAATAGCCACCTTATCTGGTGGCATATCTTTGTAATCATATATTTGATAAGTTTCAGCTAAATCACAAATTACAGCATCTTCATCAGTACTCAACATACTAGCAAGGATTACTAGTTTTTTAA